CAGATGCGTGACACCTTCCACATGGTTGATGGTGGTCAGTTCACTCCCAAGCGAGCTAACCAAACCAAAGGCTATATCGAAGGGGCAACCATGACACGGCTAAAGGAGTTCAACCCCACCAGCCGTCAGCACATTGCATTTGCTTTTCAAAACTTCCGCGGTTGGATGCCTCGTGAATTGACCGATACAGGTCGGCCAAAAATTGATGAAAAAATTTTGATGGAGATTGGTACAGACGAATCTAAAAAATTCGCCCGCATTTTGACTCTTCAAAAACATCTAGGCCAGCTAAGTGAGGGGCAAAACTCTTGGCTCAAACTTGCAGTCAAGGGTAAGGTCCACCACTCCTGTGTTCTTAATACTGTTAGCGGAAGAATGGTGCACCTGCGTCCAAACTGCGCCCAGACCCCAAGTGAACCTGAATACAGGGAACTTTGGGGGCCGGGTACGGGAAGAGTTCAGGTAGCAGCTGATGCTTCTGGCTTGGAACTTCGCTGCCTTGGACATTACTTAGCTTTGTTTGATGGAGGCGCATTTTCTAAAGAAGTTGTTGAAGGTGACATCCACACAAAGCTGGCTGACATCTACAAAACTTCTAGATCTACAGGTAAGTCTGTAACCTACGCGATGATCTATGGAGGATCGAATTTTCGCATAGGATTGACTGCCGGAGCATCAAAGAAAGATGCAGCTAAAGAAGGTAAACGTATCCGTTCAGCAATTATGTCTGGACTGGATGGTTTTGCTGAACTAAGCACTGCAATCGCAGCCCGTGCGGAGACAGGTGTACTCAAAGCCTTAGACGGAAGGCCAATTAGATTGGGGGACAAAAGTTATGCGGCCACCAACTATTTATTGCAAAGCTGTGGTGCGATTTTGTGTAAGGCTTGGCTTCTTGGAAGTCATGAGCTTCTACAAGAGGCTGAACTCGACTATCGACCGCTGGGATTCATACATGATGAACAACAGCTTTCCGTCCACCCTGACCATGCTGAACAAGCTGCCTTCATATTGGTAGCTGCAATGAAAGATGTTCAGAAGCAATTTAACTTCCGCTGTGAACTAGATGCTGAATCCGTTATCGGAAAAAGCTGGGCCGATTGCCACTGATTGCAACCGTAAAGGAGATTTTTGGGAACTACACGTTATCCGAGAGGCATGGCGGCGTGGTGCTGAAGTCTTTTCTAATGCCGGTTGTACAGGAGCGGTTGATCTTATCCTTCAACAAGGTGATCAACATCTCAAATGTGATGTGAAATCTATGCGCTATCAAAACAAGTGCTGGAAATCAACAGGCGCAACAGTGGCAAATGATGTCCATGTAATCCATGTCAACCCTGCTACCGAACAGATTCGCTGGACTAGAGGCAAAGAGCCAAAGGGCTGGGAATCTTTTTGGGACTAATTAATGAAACCACCAAAGCTACTTATCGATGCTGATTATTTTGTTTACAGAGCGGCCGCCGCGGCCGAGCTGGAACTTGAATATGCAGCCGATCTCACCTTAATCGTCGGTGACTTTACAGAAGGTAGACGAATCGTCAAACAAGAGTGGCGCAACCTAAGGGAACGCTTCGATACTGATGATTTTTTGCTGTGTTTTACAGACACAAAAAACTTCCGCAAAGACATTGATCCAGATTACAAAGGTTCTCGCAAAGACAAACGAAAGCCTGCTGGCTACAAAAAGTTAAAGGAATGGTGCATGTCTACTTGGGACAGCGTCATGAAACCTGGGCTAGAAGCTGATGATGTCCTCGGCATCTTGGCAACTAAAGGTGACATCAACAACTTTGTTCTTATCTCTCCTGACAAAGACTTGTTGCAAATCCCCTGTCGCATCTACAACCTCAAGGATGAATTTACACAGGATCCTGTAACTGCAAAGCTAAAACTGTGGGAGCAATGTCTCACTGGTGATAGCACAGATGGTTATAAAGGAGCCAAAAATGTCGGCCCTAAAAAAGCTGAGCAGATCCTTGAAAAAGTTAAAGATGGAAATTACTGGAAAGTAATCGTAGAGACCTACGAGAAAGCTGGACAGACTGAAGAGGATGCACTTCGCAACCTGAGGCTAGCTCGCATTTTGCAAGCAACAGATTGGGATATGGATAAACAAGTTCCCATACTTATTACTCCTAATGAAATTCTTACCCGATCCAGTGACAAAGTTAACGCTTGAACAAGAGTTTACAGTTGCCTCAATGTTAGGTGACATTGAAAAGGCAAGTCCTGAGCAAACTCTACAAATTTGTCAATCACTTCTGAAGCATAACTTTTTGCTTAAGAACACACTCAACAACATCATAAAAGCTTGGAATGAACTTGACGCCACAGGAGTTGAAATTCCTGAGGAACGTTCTTTTAAGTAAGCGAGCCTATAGAGGTATGGACCTACCCCATGGTGTCAACCTCTGGCCTGACTGGCTTGAAGACTTCTATCAAAAAGTTATTAATGAGCAAAACTAATCCACCACACTATCGCCATGGATCTATCCAACCGTGGGACTTTATCATTGCCCAAGACCTCAATTTTCTTGAGGGCAACATTATTAAATACGTTGTTCGAGCTGGTAAAAAGCATGACGAGTCTCGCCTGGATGATCTTACAAAGGCGGCAACCTATCTACGCAAACTCATTGAAACCGCAGCCCAAGATGAAAGCACTAGCACCCGATCTGATGGCCCAAGCCATTATGTTTCGCCAAGTGATGGATCAACCAATCGGAGTATTCAACCCCGATACAGCGATGACTCAACAGATGTTGATTTCGGAGGAGTACCAGGAATTTTTGGAGGCACATGCTGAGGCTATTCAGTATATCCAAAACAAACGCAGCCGTGAAAATCTTTTAAAAGAATTAGCGGACTTAGTATTCACTTGCTATCAGTATGCTGCTGCAATGGCCTGGCCTTTAGACGAGGCAATGGATCGTATTTATGAGTCTAATATGTCCAAGCTTGTTGATGGTAAGCCTATCAAAAATGAGTTTGGCAAAGTTATTAAACCTCCACACTATCATTCCCCTTATCTAACTGATCTTATCTAATGTCTAATGAATTTATTGCAAAGACAGGACGTGTAAAATCTTGGCAAGAGAATCCTGAAGGACGCCTGCCTGTTAGCTGTACATGTTTTGAAATTGAGGACAGCTATGACGGCAAAGATGGTATTGGTGATGCAATTTCCTTTGCCGCTCACGCGCTTCGCTTTGGTGCAGGCGTTGCTATTCATGTTGGAAAGCTTCGACCTAAAGGCAGTGACAATGGTAAAGGTCTAATCAGTTCTGGGCCTGTGAGCTTCCTTAAAATATTTTCTGTGTTAAATGAAGTTTTACGCAGAGGTGGGCAGTACCGCTCAGGTGCAATTGTTGCGCATATTACGGCAGATCATCCAGACCTTAAAGAATTTATCACTGCTACTAGACAAGAGCTTCCCTGGATTAAACGCTGTGTTGATCTAACTGAAGATCAGTGGAATAATTTTGAACCAGATGTAAAAAAGTTGTTGCTTGATGGTATCCGTAATGGTGACATTTGGCTGTCCAAGATTAAATATGATTTACATGGACGTAGACTTTTGTCTAACGTTTGCCTTGAAATTCTAGTTATCAGTAGAGGCTCATGTTTGCTTTCTCATGTAAACGCTGGTGCTTTGCAAATTGATGACATCGTCCCTGCCTTTCAGCAGGGCATGACTGAGTTATGCGAACTTCACGGACGCACTGGCGTGGACAAGTCTGGCTACTACCTGTCGCCTGAAGAGGATCGGCAGGTTGGCCTGGGCATCCTTGGTTTGGCTAACCACTTGTCTATCCATAATGTCACCTATGAGGAATTTGGCCGAGCCTTAGCTGTTGTCAATTCAACTCCATACACCCTTTGTGATACCCCTGCTCTTCAGCTAGCAACTGAGTGGCGTAAAGGTATTGAAGCTGCTGAACGTATTGCCCGTGACAACGGCATGGAGCGAGCGTTCACCATTGCACCAACGGCGACCTGTTCGTATAACTATACGGACCTGCGTGGTAACACAACTTGTCCAGAGATCGCCCCACCCATCAACAGAGAAGTTGATCGGGTAAGCTCCACTTTCGGAACGCAGACTGTCTCTTACGGTGACGTTGAGATAGCTTCGGAAGTTGGATACAAATCCTTTCTTAATGTGGCAAATGGTATGGTCAAAATGATGACCAACACGGGCCTGTTCCATGGTTATTCTCTAAATTGGTGGTCCGACATGGTCACAATGGATGAGAATTTTATCCAGGACTGGTTTGCATCTCCACAAACCTCTCTCTATTACTCATTAATGGTGCAAACAGACACACTCCGTAAGGATGATGCTGCTGCGATCATCGAAGACGATGACTACCGAAACATATTTGCGTTAGATGAAGAGGAGCAATTTTGTTCTTCATGTGCTGAATAAATGTCTACATACACAAAAATCGTATCTCGTAAACGTTCTTGGACTCCTGTCCAAATAACTAAAGGAACAGTTGTTGAGGGGTCTAACGATACCCTTAAGCGCTGTCTAGCTTTGCGTTCTCTTGAACTTCCTGTAAAAGAAATGCTGCAGCAAGGTCTTGAAAAAGATCTACCAGATGATCCAGGCGTTATCCCTGCTTTGCAATCCAACATGCAAGATGAGGATAAGCACGATCTTGGATTTCAATACGCCGTTCAAGCTCACGGCATTGATGAAAAGGCTGAGCGTGAAGCAATCATGATTCGCAAGGCATGGCTTGAAGCACCTGAACATCCTATTCTTAAAACTGCAATCTTAGAACGCTCCGTGTTTTTTGTATTGCTTCCCTATTATAGATTTAATGGGTGCGCCGGTCTTATCAATTTGGCTAGCGATGTTAGCCGTGATGAAGTTACTCATGTTGCACTTCATGGGATGGTTGCTCATGATCTTGGCCTTAAGTCTACTGCCAATCTAAACAAGCTTCGCAAAGCAACTGTCCACTGGGCTATGGATTTATTGGGTACTTCTGAAAACAAATATCTCAACAAAGATTTCTGGCTACGTCAGTCTGACAACCTTTACACCAAAGGCCGTGCTGATGAGCTTAAGGATACCCGCCGCAGCGTTATGCCTGCGTTCTTTGAAACTAACAACAATGACCTCCCGCAGTATGCCTGATGAGCTAACGCATTCAGATCTTTTCCATGGCGACCAGCCAGTCAAGAAATTGATTGAAGAGCTAGATGCAATGTATCCACCATTCACACCAAACCCTAAAGATGACATTGCTCGAATTATGTACCGATCTGGTCAACGCAGTGTTGTCGATTATCTACTGGCAAAATTAGATTATGTGTAGCGCTCCTAAAGCACCAAAAATTCCAAAGGCAGAACCACTGCCAGAACCAGAACCTTTGCCAACTACCCAACAGGCTCCACCTCCTCCTCCTATAGCGCCTGTACAAACAATGCAGGCCCAACCTGTTGCACCATCAGCTCCGCCTCCTGTGCCTATGTCACAAGCTCAGGCCCCTCCTCCTGTGCAAGTTGAGGGTCAATCCACAGATCAACCGATTGTGAAAAAGCGCAAGTCCAAACGTAAGGAATTGCAGCAAGCTTCAAAAGGGGCTAGTGCTCTACGCATTCCTTTGACTAAGAAGCTTGGCTCTGTCGCGTCTGGAAGCACCGGTTCTACTGGCCTTAATATCCCAAGCTAATAAATGAAAAGCTCTGTGTATGGGCGCTTAATGCGTCTTGAAGCGGAGAGGCAACAGTTCCTAGATATGGGGCGACGTTGTGCATTGCTTACCCTGCCGTACCTCCTTACAGAAGATGGTCTTGAGCAGGGTGGGACTTTGCATTCCCCCTATCAATCAACAGGAGCCAGAGCGGCAAATGTTTTAAGTAGTAAATTACTTATTGCACTCTTTCCAATCAATATTCCCTTCTTTAAGCTTCAGATAAACGACGGCGAATTAGCAAAGATTCCAGAAATGGATGATGCTGTCCGTTCTGAAATTGATCTCTCTCTTAATAAAATGGAGAGGATCATCATGCAGCAAGTTAACGAATCAAACGATCGTGTTGCTCTGCATAATGCTATGAAGCATTTGGTAGTCACAGGCAATTGCCTTGTCTATCAAGGAAAGAAAGCTCTGAAGGTTTATCCTCTTGACCGCTATGTCATTAGCCGTGATGGTGATGGCAACGTAACTGAAATTATTACTAAGGAGATTGTTGACAGAGAAATGCTACCAAAGCAATTTCAGTCAGTCGCTCCTGAACAAAATGTAAATGCGCCTGGTGAGGACGGCCCAAAGATGGGTGTCCCCAGCAGATCTAATAAAGGTAAAGCAGAAGATGCTGTGATTCTTACCCACGTCGAACTTAAAGATGGTCAGCATCGCTGGTATCAAGAGTGCGACGGTAAGGAGATACCTGGCTCTCGTAGTACAAGTCCTACAAACACAAGCCCTTGGATTCCATTAACCTTTTCACGGGTGGATGGTGAAAGCTATGGTCGTGGCAGGGTAGAAGAGTTCTACGGAGATCTTGTAAGTCTTGAAGGACTAATGAAATCTTTAGTAGAAGGTTCGGCGGCTGCCAGTAAGGTCATTTTTTTAGTATCACCTAGCTCTACAACTAAACCACAATCATTAGCAAATAGTTCAAGCGGAGCTATTATTCAAGGACGGGCAGAAGACGTGTCTGTTGTCAACGTTGGCAAAACAGCAGATTTCAAAACTGTTCAAGACATGATTGCTAACTTAACGCAGCGCTTGTCTCAAGCGTTTCTCATTCTTGAGGTGCGTGACAGTGAGCGCACCACTGCCAGCGAAGTCATGGCCGTCCAACAGCAACTGTCTGAACAGTTAGCTGGAATCTACGGCAATCTAACTACAACTCTTTTGCTACCTTATCTGGCTCGCAAGATGCACCTGATGCGTCGGCAAAAGCTGTTACCTGCTTTGCCAAAAGGTCTTGTATCTCCAACAATCGTAGCCGGTTTAAACGGTGTAGGCCGTGGTCAAGATCGTCAAGCATTAATGGAATTTGTTGGTACTTTGGCCCAAACAATGGGGCCTGAATCACTAGCTCGTTACATTAATCCAACAGAATTTATACGCAGACTAGCTGCTGCATCAGGCATAGAAAGCTTAGGTCTTCTCAAGACTGAAGAACAGTTAGCAGAAGAACAGCAGCAAGCACAACAGCAAGCTGCACAATCACAAGTCATAGGACAAATTGGACAACTAGCCAAGAGTCCTATTGGCGAACAAATGACTCAACAACTTGTAGATGGACAACCAGGAACCGACGAAACCAGCCCGCCGCCGGGCACGGACGCCTAAGGGCAAATTTAAAGGAAATGAAGGTACTCCCGAAACCCAACAGGCATGGGAGCCTACTGAGATTGAAGCTGGTCTGGACAAAGATATTAAGTATCAGGTCCAACCAAAAGTAACTGGCACCAGTGATGGTGACGCTGGTAAGTATTCAATCAAGCCAAAGATCCGTAGCGCTGGCTTTGGCGAAATCTCTGTAACTGAGTTTTAAATGACCACAACCACATTTGATACCACCTCTGACGGCCTTACTCCTGAGCAGCAAGCCGCTGAAGCTCAAGCACTTGCTCAAGGTGAGCGCATTGCTCAAGCTGAAGCTGAAGACAAATCACGACAGTACGAACAGATCGATGCAGAAAACAATGGCGTCAATCTCATCGATGGTAAGTTTAAATCTCAGGAAGATCTTCTAAAAGCTTACAAAGAGCTACAAAAGAAACTAGGCCAAGAGAACACCGAAGATTCTGATGATCTCACTGAAAACCAAGAGCCGACTGATGAGCAGGCTGAGCCTGAAGAGACAAATGAAGCTGTTAACTACATGCAACAGCTTGGTAAAGAGTTTGATGAGACAGGCACCATTTCTGAGGAGGCTGTTGATCGCCTTTCACAGATGGATCAAAAAGAACTCATTAAAAATTATCTCCAATATTATCAGCAGTCCCAAGCCACAGCTCAAGAAGCACAGCTTCAAGACACAGCCATCTCCGATATTAAGCAATCGATTGGTGGCGAAGAGGCTTACACAGAAATGATTTCTTGGGCTGGTCAAAATCTTGATCAATCCGAGATTGATAACTTTAATTCAGTCACCGCAACTAATAACCCTGCTGCAATTCGCTTTGCAGTCGAAGCTTTGAACAATCGCTTCCGCGGTGATGTTGGGTTTGAAGCCCCTTTAATTAGTGGGCAAAAAGCTAGTGCCTCTGTTCAACCATATAGAAGTAATGCCGAGCTTGCTCGTGATATTTCTAATCCTATGTACCACACAGATCCTGCTTTCCGTTCCGATGTTGAAGCGCGACTAGCGCTTAGTAACGATCTTCTTTAATTAACTATGAAATCAATCCTTATTGCTGGCCTCCTGTTTGGAGCTGCCTCAGCAGCACATGCTGCACCCTATTTAAACGTGGAAGCAAATCAATCCTATTCAGGTAGCACCCTTGGTGGAACTGTGTTGGACATCCACTATGGCGTAGAGAGTAATGAAGGTGACTTCTCTTGGTATGCCCAAGGGGGGCCAAGTGTTGTCTCTATTCCCAGTGAAGATACTTCCGAACTACAGTTCAGTGGAAAAGTGGGGGGTGCTGTAGCCGTTGGTGCTGCCTCTATTTATGGAGAACTATCAGGTGTGACTACTGCAAATGATCCTGCAGTAGGAGTCAAAGCGGGAGTTAAGTGGGGCTTCTAAAAACTCCATACGTTCATCCTTAATTGGACGGGTTTTCCTAAGGCATGGAACGCGGCCTAGGTCTTATGGAGTTACTCATGACAGAAGTACAAACCCGCTACGCAATGCGTCTTCAAAAGGCTGCACAAAAACAAGTCAAGCTCACCTATCGCGGTGTGTCTTACTTGAAGCAGCGCTAAGACACAGGCCCCCTCAGAG